CAGGTGGGCCAAAACTTATTGGTGAAGGTGGAATGGCACGTCAGGTGAAGCACTCTAAGAGTCGCAGCACCGCAGTCTTAACTGCTAACAGAGGAGATAAGTCTGGTAAGGAAAATAAAGCACGTAATAAGGAACTTGGTAAGAAGATACGTAGTATGGGTTATGGATATAAGAAGGTGAAAGGTGAGTATCCTGAGAAGGATGAAAAGACAGGTAAGAAGAAGACAGTTAGCGAACCATCAATGGCCGTTAATGCACCTAAGAAGAAGTTTAAGAAATTTAAGAAACAGATGAAACGTCTTGGTAAGGAGTATAACCAAGATGCTGTAATCACAAAGAAAGGAAAGGACAAAGCAACATTACATCCTACTACTAAGAGAGGACGTAAAACATCGACTGGCGTTTCTAGAAAAGGTAGTAAGTTAGGACAAGTACGTCCAGGTAAAACTGGTGAGTATGGGCATACCAAAGTTGGTAAGAAGACTTACACTTATGAAGCAACAACTCTTCCAAGGAAAAATGGACAGACAATGTATGTCACATTCCTCTGGCGTGGTAAGTATATGTCTCTTCAGATGTTCTTCCCAGAACTAAAGGTTCCTTCTAAAAAAGAAGTGCAAGATGCACTTGTAAAGGTATATCCTGGTGCAAGATGTACTGGTTATGATGTAGTTCTAAGAGATCCTACTAAACCAATTTTACAATTACCAGAAGATACAAATCCACAACCAAAAAATCATGATGGAGTTGCTGGAGTTCCATCAGTAGAGAAAACTGCAGATAAGATACTTGCACAAAAGAAAGAAAAGCAAATGCAAGCAAAAGAAAAAAGATTATCTATAATCAAGAGAATGGTTCTTATGAAAAAGATACAAGCAGTGAGACAAGGAGGCGGTCCTGAAATAACCGCATAAAATTATGAGTTGGAAAGATTTAATTCACCCAAAAATGAGCAACCCTGTGAAGGTTGCTTATGGTAGTACAGTAGGAATTATTACTTGTACTAATAATAAAAGGATATACATCGATGGTGTATATGCACACGCTGGTTATGGAGCATCTACAAGTGCTCAAATTTATATTGTTCCAAATGGAAAAACTAGTGATGCTGAGGAAAATAAGATTATTGATGAAAGTATTGCTAATAGAGGAAGTTATACATTTCAAGTATATGCATCTCCTTTAGTATTAGAAAATACTGGAGATGCTTTATTTGTTGGTACTGGAGATTTTGAATCTACTGGTGCTGGTGCAACCTGTACATTTATTATTAGCGGCTATCGAGAATTTTAATTATGCCCCAAGAAATATATCTGGGTAATCCCAATCTCAAGAAAGCGAATACTGAGATTGATTTTACCCGTGAACAAATTAACGAATTTATCAAATGTAAACTGGATCCAGTTTACTTTGCTCGTCAATACATTAAGATTGTAAACGTTGATGAGGGATTGGTTGGATTTGATATGTGGCCATTCCAAGAGAAGTTAATTAGCAGATTCCACGAGAATAGATTTAATATCTGTATGATGCCTAGACAGACTGGTAAGTCTACTACGTCTGTATCATATCTACTTCATTATGCTATCTTCAATGATAATGTTAATATTGGTATTCTTGCAAACAAGGCAGCAACTGCCAGAGACTTGTTAGCAAGACTCCAGACTGCTTATGAGAACTTACCCAAATGGATGCAACAGGGTATTCTTGTATGGAACAAAGGTAGTTTAGAACTGGAGAACGGTTCCAAGATTATGGCAGCATCTACATCTGCTGCTGCAGTTCGGGGTATGACATTCAATATCATATTCCTAGACGAATTTGCGTTCGTTCCTAATCATATTGCTGACGACTTCTTTAGTTCAGTATATCCTACAATTTCATCTGGTAAATCAACTAAGATTATCATCGTCTCTACCCCCAAGGGTATGAACCACTTCTATCGCATGTGGCACGATGCTGAGAACGGAGATAATGAATATGTACCTACTGTTGTCCATTGGAGTGAAGTTCCTGGTAGAGATGAAGCTTGGAGAGCACAGACGATTGCTAATACTTCAGAGTCACAATTCAAAGTTGAGTTTGAATGTAATTTCTTAGGTTCTGTTGATACCTTAATATCACCAGCAAAATTAAAATCTTTGGTTTATGATAAACCTAAAATGTCTAATGAAGGTTTAGATTTATATGAGGAACCCAAAGATAAACATGATTATGTTTGTACAGTGGACGTTGCTCGTGGTGTGGGAGAGGATTACTCTACGTTTATAATTGTAGATATAACAGAATTCCCACATAGAGTCGTAGCAAAGTATAGGAATAATGAAATAAAACCCATGCTATTCCCTAATATTATACACGAAACTTGTAAAGGATACAATGATGCCTTTATATTAGTTGAGGTAAATGATATTGGAGATCAGGTAGCATCTATTCTTAATTATGATTTTGAGTATCCTAATCTTCTTATGTCTTCTATGAGAGGACGTGCAGGACAGGTTATAGGACAAGGTTTTTCTGGTTCTAAGGTACAATTAGGTGTCAAGATGTCCAAGACTGTCAAGAAGGTTGGAGCATTAAACCTCAAGACAATGATTGAGGCAGATAAAGTATTGTTTAATGATTATGAAATCATATCTGAGTTAACAACTTTTATTTCAAAGAGCAATTCATTCGAGGCTGATGATGGTTGTAATGATGACTTGGCAATGTGTCTTGTCATATATGCATGGTTAGTACAACAGGATTATTTTAAAGAGTTAACTGATCAAGATGTTCGTAAAAGATTGTATGAAGATAATAAGAATCAGATAGAACAGGATATGGCTCCATTTGGTTTTATGCTTGATGGGTTAGAAGATGACTACATTATTGATGATGAAGGGCAGAGATGGACTAAGACAGATAGGGATGATATAGAATCAACATATGGTGATATGAGTTATATGTGGGAGTATAAGTCCTAGTTCATGCATGGTTTCCCCTGTCAAAGAGTATTTTTCAATAAATAATTTGTAGGAAATTGGGAACCTTAGAGGGACACAAGCATGGCTATTCAGTTAGTATCACCTGGTGTATTAATCAGGGAAGTAGATCTAACAGTAGGAAGGGCGGATAATGTACTCGATAATATCGGTGCAATCGCAGGCCCTTTTGAAATTGGACCTGTTGATGATCCAATCACTGTGGAAACAGAACAGGATTTAATCAACACATTCGGAAAGCCATTGAGCACCGACAGTCAGTATGAGTATTGGATGACTGCAGCGTCATTCCTTTCATATGGTGGTATTCTTAAGGTTGCTAGAACCGATGATGATGACCTCAAGAATGCTAATGCAGGTGTTGGTATTGCTAATACAACAACTCTGAAGATTAAGAGTTACGACGATTATCAGTCTAACTACACAACTGCTACCGATTTCTATTACGCTGCTAAAAACCCTGGTACTTGGGGTAAGGATTTAAAAGTCTGTTTCGTTGATGACTTTGCTGATCAAACCCTTACTTTTAGTTCTACTAGTCTTGCTGGTTCTGGTGTAACTGTTGGTTATGGTATAACTGCTCCTTTAAGTACAGTTCTTCCTGGTGCAGGAACTACTTCCAGTTTCGTAGGTTACCTTAAGGGTATCGTTACTGGTGTTTCTACTGATGCTGTTGGTGGTAAGTCAACTGTTGATGTTAAGATTGTTTCTCGTGTAGAAACAGTTGGTGGTGGTTCAACTGAAACTAAGGTTACTTATACTGAAGGTGGTATCTACGCATTTGGTACTTCAGACGGTTTATTCACAAGACTTCCTGCTGGTACAGTTGGTAGTAGTGCAATAACTCCTACTGCAGTTGCTGATTGGTATGATGCTCAAACTCTTCAATTAGATAACGCAACTGTTTACTGGAAGTCAATCGCACAGAAACCAGTAACTAACCAGTATGCTACAGAAAGAGGTGCATATAACGATGCAATGCACATTGTTGTTGTTGATGATACTGGTAACATAACTGGAATCAAAGGTAACATCCTTGAGAAGCACATTTCACTTTCTAAGGCTGTTGACTGTGAGTCATCAGGAAATGCTGGACAAAAGATCTGGTACAAGACTTATCTTGCAGA